ATTGGGAGAAAAAGAAGGAGCATAGGCAACACAACTATTATGTATAGATATAAAGTTTCAGTAGTCAAGGTCGTAGATGGTGATACAGTAGATGTAGACATCGATTTAGGTTTTGGCATGTCATATAAAAAACAAAGAGTAAGAATGTTAGGTATTGATACACCTGAAAGCCGAACAAGAGATTTAGTAGAAAAGAAATTTGGTAAGGCATCAAAGAAACATTTAAAAGGTATCTTAGAACAAGGTGATATAGAATTAGTATCACATGATAAAGGTAAGTTTGGAAGAATCTTAGGTGAGTTCTTCATAGGCAATTCAGAAGTTTCAGTAAACCAACAAATGATTATTGACCACCATGCAGTCGCATACACAGGTGGCAACAAAGAAGAAATAGAAAAAGGTCATCTTGCCAACAGAGAGATTCTCATCGAACAAGGTGTAGTAGAACTATGACAATAAGTTTGATGGACTTATTTTATATCGGTATGATAGTAATCATATTCGGTTATATCATTCATCTAGAAACACAAATGAAAGTTATTCTTGAAATGTTAAAGGCAAGGTGGGAATATGAAAAGTGTTCAGATGAATTCAAAACAGATTTCGAAAAGTCACTAGACAATCTAGACAACAAGTAGTATACTGTTATACAGTATATGAAAAATTATATATTATGGAGAAGTGAAATATGTCATTTATTAAAGACTTAGTAAAAGCTTCAGGTAACGAATACGCAGGTATCGTTTCTGAGGGCGTAGCAGCAGGAGATGTAGACTCATTTATAGATAGTGGTTCTTATGTCTTCAATGCTCTATTGAGTGGGTCACTATATGGTGGTCTGCCAAAAAACAAAATCACTGCAATCGCAGGTGAATCAGCAACAGGTAAAACTTTCTTTGCATTGGGAATGTGTAAACAATTCTTAGAAGATAATCCTGAAGCTGCCGTAATTTATTTCGAGTCCGAATCAGCAATCACAAAAGATATGATTGAAGAAAGAGGTATCGATGCAAATAGAGTTGTTATTGTGCCTGTAATAACAGTTCAACAATTCAGAAATCAGGCAATCAATATTCTCGATAGATATCTAGAAACACCAGAAGATGATAGACCACCAATGATGTTTGTTCTTGATTCACTTGGTATGTTATCTACAACAAAAGAAATCGAAGATACTGCTGAAGGAAAAGAAACTAAAGACATGACTCGTGCCCAAATTACAAAGGGTGCATTTAGAGTATTGACTCTTAAACTTGGTCGTGCAAAAGTTCCTATGATAGTGACCAATCATACTTATGATGTAATTGGTTCTATGTTCCCACAAAAAGAAATGGGTGGTGGTTCAGGTTTGAAGTATGCCGCCTCATCAATTATCTATCTTTCAAAAAGAAAAGAAAAAGAGGGTAGTGAAATCGTAGGAAATATTATACACTGTAAGAATGCTAAGAGTAGATTGACAGTTGAGAACAGAATGGTCGATGTCAGATTGACATACGATAAAGGTCTCGACAGATATTATGGTCTCTTAGACTTGGCTCTTGCAAGTGGAGTTTTTGAAAAATCTTCAACTAGAGTTAAATTACCAAATGGCAAAACAGAATTTGGTAAAACAATTAATAACAATCCAGAAAAATACTTCACCGATGAAGTAATGGAGAAACTAGAAACAGTATGCAATCAGTATTTTAAATATGGAAACAACGAGAATAGAACAGACAATACTAAAGAATCTGATACAGAGTGAACAGTTTACACGGAAAGTAATCCCTTTTCTTAAATCTGAATACTTTGCTGATTCATCAGAGCAATTACTATACGAAGAAATTACACATTATTTTGATAAGTATAGTAAGTCTCCAACTCTTGAAGCACTTCTCATTAATCTTGAAAATCTATCTGGTAAACCAGAACAGACTATCAAGAATAGTAAAGAGTTATTAAAGACACTGCCAAATGATGAAACACCTTTAGAATGGCTCATAGATGAAACTGAAAAGTGGTGCAAAGATAGAGCAATCTACATTGCAGTCATGGACAGTATTGAAGTCTTAGATAAAAAGTCACAAAGGTCAACAGGCGAAATACCAGAACTGTTAAGAGATGCACTTTCCGTGTCCTTTGATTCTAATATTGGTCATGACCAGATTGAAGATGCAGAGAAACGATATGACTTCTATACTACAGAAGAAGAGAAACTGCCATTCGATTTAGAATACTTCAACAAGATTACAAAAGGTGGTCTGCCTAACAAGACTCTAAACATTTGTCTTGCAGGCACAGGTGTTGGTAAGTCATTGTTCATGTGTCATATGGCATCTAGTGCCTTGATGCAGAACAAGAATGTATTATACATCACACTTGAAATGTCAGAAGAAAGAATCGCAGAGAGAATCGATGCAAACATTCTGAATATACCAATGAAAGAACTGCCAGACATATCAAAGAAAGAGTATGGCAAGAAGATAGGCAGACTCAAAAACAAAACAAAAGGTAAACTAATTGTTAAAGAATATCCAACTGCATCTGCTCATGTTGGTCACTTTAGACATGTCTTACAAGAACTAAACATCAAGAAAGATTTTCAACCAGATATTATCTTTGTTGATTATCTAAACATTTGTGCATCACAAAGAATCAGACCAGGCGCTGGTGCAAACTCTTACACACTAGTTAAGAGTATTGCAGAAGAACTTCGTGGTCTTGCAGTCGAACATGACTTGCCTATTGTGAGTGCAACACAAACGACCAGAAGTGGCTATGGTTCCACAGATATTGGACTCGAAGACACTTCTGAATCTTTTGGTTTACCTGCAACTGCTGACTTGATGTTCGCACTGATTACATCAGAAGAACTTGAAGACTTAGACCAGTTAGTAGTGAAACAATTGAAGAACAGATACAATGACCCAACCATATTCAAAAGGTTTGTTATTGGTATCGATAGAAGTAGAATGAAACTGTATGATGTCGAACAAGAGGCACAAGAAGAATTGATTGAAGGTGATACTTTGATTGATGATGATATACCTGTAGCAGATAGAGGCAGAGATAAATTTCAAGGTTGGAAATGATGGAACCATTTGTTCAGAAACAATTTGATGAGTATCAGGCAAATAGAACTGAGAAAGAAATTGTATCTGAAAAAACTTTGAGAGATGCAATCATAAAAGATTTATCATTCGTTTCTAAAATGGGTGTGGCAGAATACACCTTATATCAGAAGTATCAAGAGATACATTTAAAATATCCATCACAAACAGTTCAGACTTTATATGGTGAAGAAACAAACTTTGTCAATGAAGACCATTTGAAACTAATTACAGAAACTAAAAACAACATATGGTTTCCTAATTCATATGAAGACTTTGAAAAACTAGAACCAGAATTAGTATACACTGATTCAGAAAAAGATAGACAGTCTGCTGGTTCTCTTACAGAGAAATGGAATTGTCTTAGAACAATGACACACTCGCAGAAGAACTCATCTAATATTGGCAGAAATCTACACTATATTGTCCGAGATAAAGTCACAGGTAAATATCTAGGTGTCATATGTATTACAGGTGACTTTATCGATTTAACACCAAGAGATGAATACATTGGTTGGGACAGAGAATACAAAACGAATAGTGGTAAACTAAACAACAGTGCAATCGGTTCAAGTATCTTACCAACACAACCACTTGGTTTCAATTACACAGGTGGTAAACTCATGGCACTCTTATGTTGTGCAGATGAGATACAAAAACAATGGGAAGAAAACTATGGTGATAAGTTAGTTGGTATGACTACAACATCACTCTATGGTAAATCTAAAACAGGTGGTCTATCACAATACGATAGACTCAAACATTGGAAGAAAATGGGTTATAGTCAAGGTTCATTATCATTTGAAATGACAAAGAACACTGAGAGAGCAATGCTTGATTATGCAGAACATCATTTCAATGAAAGATACTTCTTATTATATGTTGCAAAGAGAGAGAATGGTCAGACTCTAAAGAGAGACCATAGAAATCGTATGAGACAATTTATGTATTCACAATTGAAGATACCAAAAGAGTTGCAGAAGAGTGACCATCAAAGAGGTATCTACTATTCTACATTCTATAATAACTCTAGAGAGTTTCTAAGAGGTGAGATAGATGAGAGTAAACTAGTAAAATCATTTGATGGTTCAGTAGAGGCACTCACTCAATTGTGGAAAGAAAAGTATGCCGCCAAGAGAATCAATAATCTCATGAACGCAGAAAGACAGAATTTAACTGAGACACTATTCTATGATGACATAATAGGTATGACATGGGAAGAGTGTAAACAAAAGTATTTAGGAGATGTTGGAAGATGATTTCAAGTAGACAAAAGGTCACTCTATCGAGAGATGACTACAGAGAATTCAACGAGAAAGTTATGCAACTACAAGAAGCAAACTATGAATTCGTGCATGTTGTGACCCACAACAAAGAAGATGATACATTTACAATCGAAGTTCATGGTGAACATGACTACGATGAATTAGATAGAATATGCAGTTAACCGTAAGAAAAATGCAACCACAGGACTACAGTGATTGTTGGAATGTTCAACATTCTAATCACACTGAACCAGAGACACATCTATACAGTTTAGAACTTTGGAAGTTCTTATGTGATATGATGTCAGATTCTTTTGTGGTTTGCGATGGTAAAATTGTAGTTGGATATTGGTTGGGTTTTCTAAAAGTGAATCCACATGAACCACAACCAGATGTATGGTGTCTTGCAATAGATGTATGCACACATGCAGACTACAGAGAAAAGGGTGTAATGGACTTAATTATGCCTCATGCAA